AGAGACATAACAACTGGCCTGCTCAAATGTGGGTTCAAACTTCAAGAAATACATATAGAAATCAACATCAAGATGGTGGAACACCTTTAAGAGGTAACTACGCAGGTATAGGTTATATCTGGGACGAAGATAATCAAATCTTTTGGCCTCCAAAACCTTTTTCTTCTTTTTTAAAGAATACTGCAAACGCTGGTTGGAAATCACCTATTGGTGATGCACCTGCTTTAACTTCAGAACAACAATCACAAAACGATGCGGGAACTCATATTTGGGAATATCTTTGGGACGAAGACGCATATGAAGCTGATAACACAGCTGGTTGGACATTGACAAATTCAAAAGTATAAAGTATACCTAACCTTGGTATGCAAAAGAAAGTATTAAGCGAACAAGCGTTATATTATGGTGATGTCGAAATGCCTAAAGGTTGGGACATTGATCGAGAAGCATTAATTAGTGATGCTTTAATTGCAAAAACAAAAAATCAAAACTTTCCCTTTTCAAAAAATTTTGACAAACTTAATTTATATATTAAGGATCACGTTCGTGTTAATTACAATGTAGGTTTAATATATAAAAAAAATTGGTGTCATTATTATAAACCTGATGAAACAACAGAACCTCTTAATAATGTAGACGCAGTTGATCTTAGAAACTCTGCGGACTTTACTTGTCTCTATGGAGTAAAAGTAAAAGATTGTGATGTAACGATATTGTTTGATGATAATAGAAGAAAAGGTAGATCTTGGACAATACCTTTAGACGATAATAAGTTTGTAATGTTTCCATCAACAAATCTTTATTATATAACTAATAAACAAAAAGATTCTTTAAATTTTGTAAAAACAATAACTTATGAATATATCTAATTATTACTGGTATTTTAAATCAGCACTCACACCTAAATTTTGTGATGATGTTATAAAATATGCTTTGTCTAAAAAAGAAACCATGGCTAAAACAGGAGGTTTTGAGAAAGATGAAAAAAAATCAAATCTTAAAAATATGAAACATAAAAGAAATTCTGATCTAGTTTGGATGGACGATACTTGGATATATAAAGAATTACACCCATTTGTTCACGAAGCAAATAGAAGTGCTGGTTGGAATTTTCAATGGGATAGGTCTGAGTCTTGTCAATTTACAAAATATAAACTAGGTCAATATTATGATTGGCACTCAGATAGTTGGCCAAAACCTTACGAAAGAAAAGATCCAAAACATCCAGAGCATGGTAAAATTAGAAAATTATCTATGACTTGTCAGTTAACAGATGGGTCAGAATATACAGGTGGAGAATTAGAGTTTGATTTCAGAAATTATGATCCACACATGAGAGATGAATCTCAACATTTAATTAGATGTCAAGAAATATTACCTAAAGGATCTATTATTGTATTTCCTTCATTTGTGTGGCACAGAGTAAAACCAGTAACATCAGGCACAAGGTATAGTTTAGTTGTTTGGAATTTAGGATGGCCTTTTAATTAATATGCACATACAACAAGTATTTAAATCAGTAATTTGGACAGATCTAAAATTAGATTTTTTAAAATCTTTAGATAAGGCAAGTAATAAATATATAAGAGAAGCTAAAAAAACAAAAGAAGCTAAACAATACATTAAAAAATTTGGTGACTTTGGAAGAAGTTTTCACTCAGGAACTTTGTTAAACGACACTGATTTTTGGGATTTAAAAAGATATATTAATCAAAAAGCTTTAGAGTATTTAAATCATCAAGGATATGACATGTCTTTTTATGATTTATTTTTTAGTGAGCTTTGGGTACAAGAGTTTGCTAAAAAAGGTGGTGGACATCACTCAGCACACATACATTGGAATCAACATGTATCAGGATTTTATTTTTTAAAGTGTAGTGAAAAAACATCTCATCCAATATTTCATGATCCAAGAACAGGAGCTAGAGCTACAAAATTACGTATGAGAGACGACGCTAAGGGTTTATGGCCTGGAACAGAAACAGTTAACTTTCATCCTAAACCTGGAACCTTATTACTTTTTCCAGGTTATATGGAACATGAATTTTCTGTAGACCCTGGGTTTGAACCTTTTAGATTTATACATTTTAACATACAAGCTATTCCAAAAGTTATAAAATAAATGATTAGAACTATTTTTAGTGAATATTTGTATGCAAATTTTTGTAATATTAATTTAACAAATTTAAAAAAACACATGATGCAAGCTAGAAAAAAAGATCCAAAAGGGAGAAACGTAAGTAATCTTGGTGGTTGGCAAAGTAAATCTTTAGAAGAAGTTAATAAACATAATAAAAATTTATTTTCAATAATTCAAAACGAAGTAGAAAAATTAAATAAAGATTTAAGTTTTAAAGGTAAATTAACATTAGAAAACTATTGGTATAACATAAATAAAAAAGCTTCTTATAACGCTCCACATGTACACGCTGGTAGTTCGGTGGTTATATCTGGAGTATTTTATGTAGAGACTCCTAAAAGTAGTGGAGACATTATTTTTGAAAGAACAGATAATTGTATTAAAAATTTATACTGGGATAAAGGGGGTAGAATTAATAAAATTAATCATTATAATTCAGGTAGATTTATAGTAAACCCAGAACCTAATCTGTTGTTACTTTTTTCTGCTGCAACACTACATTTTGTAGAACCAAGTCAAACTAATAAAGAAAGGTTTTCTATAAGTTTTAATTATAAACATGAGTTTTAAAAAAAATAAATATACCGTTATTCGTCAAGCTATCTCAAGAGACTTAGCACTTTTTATTGCAAATTATTTTAGAATGCAAAAACAAGTTTATGATACTTGTAGACAAGCAAGATATTTTTCACCATTTGAACAGGTGTTAGGTTATTACGAAGGTCAGGACGAACAGATACCAAACACTTATTCTTCCTATGGTAATATTGCAATGGAAACATTAATGTTAAAATGTCAACCAATAATGGAAAAAACAACAGGATTAAAACTTGATCCTAATTATACTTATGCAAGAATTTATAAAAAAGGCGATGAGCTTAAAAGACATAAAGATAGATTTTCTTGTGAAATATCTACGACCATGAATCTTGGTGGCGATGACTGGCCAATATATTTAAGTCCAAATGAAAATGTGGGTGAACCTGATGGTAAGAATATTACAGCGGCCAGCAAAGCAAAAGGTGTTAAAGTTGATTTAAAACCTGGTGATATGTTAGTTTACAGAGGTGTTGAGCTAGAACACTGGAGAGAAAAATTTAAGGGTAAAGAATGTGTGCAAGTTTTTCTGCACTATAACGATCGTAAAACCCCAGGGGCTAAGGATAATAGATTCGATAAGCGTCCACATTTAGGTCTTCCTTCTTGGTTTAAGAGGAAATAGTATTAAGATGGGGGGAGTTATCCACCATACCAACTCCTCCCTTCTTAATGCTACAAAAACGAAATAATTTAGTATATAATGTTTTTGTTATGCTACAAAAAATAGGTTTTGCCCCCGGTATAAATAAACAAATTTCAGAAACCACAGCAGAAGGACAGTGGGTAGATTGTGATAATGTTAGATTTAGATATGGATCTCCTGAAAAAATAGGAGGTTGGAATCAATTAGGTACTTTAAACGAAAATGAATTAACTGGTGCTGGTCGTGGCCTTCATCACTTTGTTAATAGTTTAGGTAGAAGGTATGCAATCATTGGCACAAATAGAATTTTATATGCTTTTTCTGGAGGTGTGTTTTATGACATACATCCTATTAAATCTACAACAACGCTTACAAGTGCGTTTAGCACAACTAATGGACAACCCACAGTAACAATAACTTTTCCTACATCTCATGGGATAAATGAAAATGATATTATATTGCTAAGTGGTTTTAGCACAATAACTAATTCTAATTTTGGAGCTGCTGATTTTGACGATAAAAAATTTATGGTTACATCTACACCTAGTGGGACCACATTAACTATAACAATGCCATCGAATGAAACTGGATCTGGTGCTACAACTTCAGGTGGTATAACAGTTAAACATTACTATCCAGTTGGTTCACCAGTTCAAGAAAAAGGTTTTGGTTATGGTTTAGGTACTTGGGGTGGAGAAGATACATCTGCAATTACAACAACTTTGAATGGATCGTTAGCTGATGATACAAATGGAAATAATGGTTCAGCTACAGAAATAACTTTAGCTGACACAACTAACTTTCCAAGCGCAGGAACAAATTTTGTTCAAATAGGAAATGAAGAAATATCTTACACAGGTATAACTGGAAATAAATTAACAGGTATTACTAGAGCAGTTAGAAATTCAACTAGGTCATCACACTCTAATGGAGCAACTGTTACAAACTCATCTGATTTTGTGGCATGGGGTGAGGCAGCATCAGGTGACTTAGTATTAGAACCTGGTATGTGGTCATTAGATAATTTTGGTGACAAAGC